CAGGCGCGGATTCGGGTTGTATTCCTTGCCCGAGATCACCGGGATTTCCACTTCCGTTTCCATCAGGATGGACGCGTAGTAGTTCTTGCCCGATGCCGGCGTGCTGAAACCATACTTGCCGGTGGTGTCCGTCGGCATGAACGGGTCGCCGATGATCGGCAGCTTGCCGACCTGCGTGGAGATGGCCGAAACCGTCACGCCAGCGACCACTTCCATCGAGTCGAGCGTGATGCGCGTTGCCTTCGCTTCCTGATCGATGTAGTCGGCCAGGATCGGATTCATGTAGATCGCCGACGGGCGAACCACATACGTCGAGTTGGCGACCATCGTGGCAACCGCGGTCTTCAGGGCGTCGATGATCGAAGCGCCGAGAGCGCAGTTGAATTGCTGCGTCACCTGCGCCAGACCACCCATCCACTGCAACGTGGTGGGCGCCGACATGCTCGTGTCGGTACCGGCCCAGAACATCGAGGCGCGGAGCAGTTCGATCGCGCTGATAACGTCGTCGACGTCCTTGGCGACGACCGATGCGAACTGGCCTTGCTGCTCCGTCACGTCCTTGTCGAACAGCGACAGGTTCGACTGGGCGGTCATCGCCTTGATGAACGCGGGGCGTTCGAGGCGGGTCGGGCCGGTCGCGGTGGCCGCGAGGTTCCGCGGATCGACAGCAGCCGCCTGCGCAAGCGCGGTCTGTTCGAAGTAGCGGTGCGGGTGACCCGTTGCCGGGCGCTGCTCAACGCGCTGCAACGGAATCGAGGAACGACGCAAGACGTCCATGATCTCGCGGTCGAATTCGGGCACTTCGATTGCGCCGGTGCCGAGGAAGTCGGCCGCCGCATCGAGGCTCAGAAGTTTGGCATCAACACCCATGTTCTTGCTCCAGAAATGAAAAAACCCGCCGAAGCGGGTCTTGGGTGATTCGGTGGGATTCTGTTTAGCGGCTGCCGACTTCCATCAGGCCGTCGTGACGCAGCTTCAGCTTCATCTCGGTCGCTTTCTGGCCGTGAATGTTGCCGGCGTCGAGGATCGCGTTCACCTGGGCCGTCGACAGCTTGCCGTCCTTCACGTCGGTCTCGACGATGTTGGCCTTGGCCAGCAGCGTCTTGATGTTCGCGGGCAGCGTTGTGCGCTCCGGCGGCGTTGCGCCAGTGAATGCGGCGGCCTTCAGGTCGACCAGCTTGGTGTTCGCGGCATCCAGCTCAGCCTTCAGCGGAGCCACGGCTTTTTCGACGGCGGCAGCGATCGCCTCGTCGTTCTTCTTCGAGGCGTCAGCGGCGGCTGCAGGCGACGCATCGAAGTAGCTGTGATCGTTGTAGATGTGCGGCACCTTGCCTGTCGCGGCTTCGACGGCCATGTGACGACCGATCTTGCGCAGCGCGGCGGCGTGGCCCATCGTCGGATGCGAACCCACGCCAGCGGCTTCCATCGCGTCGGCGCAGGCCATGCACGCTTCCACGTGCGGCTTCACCTGATCGATGATCGGGCCGCCGAGTGATGCACCCGACGCTTCGATTTTCGTAACCTTTTCGGTCAACGCAGCGAGCGATTCCGCGAACGGCTTGTTGGCCTCGGCCAAAATGGCCAGCATTTCTTCCTTGGTCATTTCGAATTCCTGTTCGGCCTTGGCGGCCAGTGATGTGGTCCGATAGGCGGCCAGCTCCTTGTAGAGCACGGCAGCACCCGTGAACACGCAGTAGTCAATCACCCACGGATCGGCGTCCAGGTCCCGGATGCGGGCGTCGAGCTCATAGCTGAACCCGAGCGCTCCCTTTTCGGCCTTGATCTGCTGACATTCGTCAGGGAAGTCTCTTGCGTAGAAAAATCCTTCAATCTCAACCGCATCGCCGACGATGGTTGCGCCGGTGATGAGGCCAATCTTTCGCTTGCGGTCATGCCCTTCGAAACCGGGCTTGTAGTCCACGGCCATGCCGAGCAGGCTCGGCAAAGCGGCTTCAGCAACAGCCTTCGGCAAGATCGTCCGTTTGCCGGTCGATCCTTCCGGAGGCGCGTCGCTTGGCTGGTCAATGCGCGTGAGCACGCCAGAAAACGGCATGCGGTTCGGGTGATCGGTGACGGTTGGCACGTCGAGCGCCATCGCCTCAAAGGAGATGGTCGCGGTGACATGCCATTGCGTCGTGTCGATACCCAGTTCCTTGGCGCGCCGCAGGAGACGATGTCGCGCCTCCCGGCGTTCCTCGTCGGTGACACCCTTCGTGCGATCCACCATGTCCCAGCCGAGTCGCGTATGCGTTTCGTCATTCATCGGGACCTGACGTGTCCGCGGGAAGGCGAACATGTCATCCGACATTGCGTCACGCTGTTCTTTTGTCAGGGACATAGGAATCCTTACAGCAGCGCCTTGACGGCGCCGACAGGGCCATCGAGATCGACAGCGGCGAGTCGCGAGCGAGCGGTGTACAGCGCGAACAGGGCAGACTCCAACGCCGCATGCTCGGCGTGTTGCCCGGCTTTCAGGGCGTCACGCGAGGCGACCGTCAATTGCTCGACAGCGCCAATTGCGGGAGCCGAATCGTCGGGCGCAGCATCAGCAGCGCGGCGGTCACGCTCCGCGCGCTGCTCTTTGGTCAATCCGGCCATGATCAGGCTAGAGTCGTCGCAAGCGTCTGCAACGTCGTCTTGTTCGTGCCCGCCGGCAGGACGCTGACCAGGTAGTTCACGTTCTTGATGATTTCCTGCAGATCGCAGAGCATCGCCGATTGCATGCCGGCCAGGTCAACGACGGACGGCAGCGTTTGTGCGGCAGCAGTTTCGGCGGCAAGCCAGGTGATGCCAGCGAGGGGAGTAGCAGCGGCCATTTACGGCTCCTGTGTCAGAAAAGTTGAGGGGAGTTACGCGATGACCGTCACGTCGATCGTGCCGGCGGCGAGGGTGATGCTTGTTTGCGGCGGCGTCAGCGTGACCGTGAAGCCGGTGTTGGTTTTGCCGGTGACGCTGGCGTCGCACGCCTGACTGGCAGAAACCTGGACGCTGTAGTTCGCGGGAAGGCGCAGGCCAGTGAACGTCTTCGTGACGGTCGCACCGGCGCTGCCGCCCGCAGGGGTGACAACGTTCGGCAGATTGCCGATCAGGATGCGATCCTGTTGCGCGAGTTGAAACCCCGTCGGCGATTCGACGGTATGTACGTCTTGACCCATGGAATGCTCCTGTCGGGCGAACGCCCAGAGATTGGTACTGCGGTGATCGGGCGTTCGGCCCTATTCGTTTTCGACGATGCGCGGCGAGATCTGCTTGGCGCCTTGCGCGCCCTTCGTCGCGATTTCCATTTCAGCGAACGTCATGTCGCCCCAACGGTTTTCCATCGGCGGCCGGCCACGAGCCGCGCGGTACTCGTTCGGCACGATGGCGTTGTTCTTGTATTCGGTCTCGTACACCTTCGCGAGGTTGAGCTCGTCATCACGGTCAAGACCGAGGAACACGAATTCGACCTGGCTGAAACCGAGCTTCGCCTCGATCGCTTCTCGTGTCAGGTAGGCTGCGAAGTTCGTCGCGGTCGGAATGATCGCGCCGTCCCAGTCGCGGTCGTCCGCAACTTCCGACGTGTTCCGGTTGACGTCCGCCTCAACGCCCAGGTTTTGCGGGCTCAGCTCGAACGCCGTCGCAATCTCGCGCAGCAGGAACTCCTGATACTTCAGGTAGAGCGCATCGTCGGTCGCACCGCGCAGCTTGTGGACCTTCAACTCCTGGCCGCCAAGCAGCGGCGTCTGTCCCTGTCCTTCGACGTCGTTGCGCCACCAGTCGCGCATTGAGTCCAGCGTGTTCCGGTCCAGACCAACGAACTGGACCAGATTCTCAGGTTGCCCGTTGCTCGCCACGTTCCCGGCGTACTCACCGGTGCCGAGCTGGCGGTTGATCGAATTGAACGCCACTTCAAGACACCCGTAACCGAACGGGTTCTCGGTATTCGGATCCTTGCGGACGTAGATGATCTGGTCGTTGCGCAGGGGAATGCCCGACACGCCGCCTACGTTCCCGTAGCCATGCGTCTGGATATAGCGCGCCTCGTTCTTGTCGCCGTTCCAGCCAGCGAAGATCTGGATGCTCAGGGCATCAACGGGCCACATCCACAACGGTCGCACCTTGTCGCCGCCGACTTCCTGCTCGATGACGCCCGCGCCGCACAGCAGGTAATCCTAGACGACCTGTTCGATCAGCGTGCGGAATGAGTCGTCCGTGTTCGGCCGGCGGAAACACTCGGTCGCGATCTCGATCTGCCGCCTGATCTCGCTGCTCACCGTCACGCCATGCTTGGCGCGAATCTCCCACTCGAGCATCGCGATCGCACCCTTGACGCGGTTGATAGCCTTGCGCGCGTAGGGCGTGCGGCTGAACATGCGAAGGTTCGACGGCGTCGGCTTGATCAGCGGCCGGTCTTTCTGGTACCGGATACTGCCGAGGTTCATCAGGCGCGAGTACGCCGTGGTGACGCGGTCCGGTAGATGCCGAGTGCGGCCGGCCCAGATCATCCGGGCAACACGGTTTCCCGCCCACTCCGAGATGCGCTGTGTAAAGGTCGGCTTTTTCAAAAGGAATCTCTCAGAATGCCCAGCGCGGAGCACTAATCAGGCGGTGAAATGCGCGGCTAAGAGCGTCAACCTGATCGTCGAAGGTCCCGTTCGGGAACATTCTCAATTCATCGGTGAGCGCCTTGTTCCAGGGGCCGCGCAGCATGAACACATTGCCGCCCTCGACTTGCGCCGCGAATGGAGACGCGCGCGTGATCTTGCTGCCGGTCTCCGGCGTCGCCTCGACGTTGTAGCCGGCGAGCATCTGGACCATATGGAAGGCCTGCACCTTACCGGCCTGCCCAGGGTCCTGCGGCACGCTAATGTGTGTTTCAGGACCGTCTAGCGCTGCAGTGCTCTTGATGGTCGTCTCGACCTCAAGCGGTCCACCGCGGAAGCGGGCGACGTCGCAGATATAGAAGCGGCCCAGCGCATCGCGCGCAAGCAATCCGCCCGCGGTCCAGTCCGGTTTCTTGTTGGACGTCTCTTCGGTTGCAGCCAGGTCCCAGCCGCGCACCATCTGCATATCGCGCGGGAGGACATCGATAATCCGGATGAGTGCCGGCTTGAACAGTGCACCTTCAGGTGGAGCAGGGCGCTGCTGATAGAGCGAGGACCACGTGCGAACGTTGCTCTTGAACTGGTCCCAGTGCTTCTCATCGAACCATTGCGGCCAGAGGTATTCGCCTCGCTTGCGGCCGAGCGGATCGTCGTCGACCTCGCATTCGGCTTGCAGGCAGATAACTTCCCACTCGTTGCCGTCGCGGCAGAGAATCTTTCCGCTTTCACCGTTCCAGCTATCCGGCAGGATGCGACCAGACAGGTCGTCTTCGTGCCAGCGCGTCTGGATGATGACGATCCAGCCGCCCGGGATCAGGCGCGTCTTGAGATCGTCTTCGTAGGCATCCCAGGTTTTCTGCCGGATCGTCTCCGAATCAGCTTGCTCGCGGCCCTTGATCGGGTCGTCGATGATGATGCCGTGCGCACGGTTGCCGGTGATGCCCGACAGAATCCCGCACGCCATGTATTCGCTGCCATTGGTCAGCGAAAATTCCTGCGCGGCCTGCGAATCGGCCGTCAACTCACAATCAAAGATGCCTTTGAAGCGGCGCTGCCGGATGATCGAACGCGTGCGGCGCCCCATCTTCCGGGCGAGATCATCGCCGTAGCTGGCCAGAATGACCTTTCGATTCGGTTGCGCGCCCAGATACCGCGACGGGAACACTACCGATGCATACGTGCTCTTAGCCGATCCCGGCGGCATGAACACCATCATCCGGCCATGCCGCGTATTGGCGACTTCTTCCAGCTTCTTCAGCAGCAGGCGGTGATGGTCCGCGACCGTTGTTTCGATCGGCTGGAAGAACTCCGAATCCGGATCGTCACCTACGGGCTTGCCGGGTACGTCGATAGCATTGACGTAATGAAGGATGCTCTCCCGCGCCCTACGACGGGTTAGCAGCTCCTTTGCCGCCTCCTGATGCAATGGCCAAGAGCTCATCGTCGGTCATATCCTGGAGGCTCTTGCGGAACTCGACCGGCCCACCGTCTTTGCCCGTCAACTCGACGGTGTTTTTGAACATGCCGATATGGCGCGCGACGTTCTCAAGCGCTTTGGCCTGATCCTGCATCTTCACTTCGAGGCCTTCCTTGCCGCTCTTCACGCCGGCATAAAGCAGGCGCGCCGCACCCTTCAATCGCCGCGTATCGTTGACATGGATCTTGCCGCGACCTTCGCCGCCGCATTCGGGGCACTCAGGATTCGGCTCGCGATTTACGTCGTAGCCGACGCCACCCGCACCATCCGGCGCCTCTTTACCGTTCTCGTCGGCATCGCTTTGCGCTTTCTGAAACTCGCTTTCGGTCCACTGGTACAGATGATCGATACCCCAGCAGTGGCGGCAGCACAGACGCCGGTACTGGACCAGATCGTTCGGATCGGCGGTGGCGATTTCCCACCAGCGCTTCAGCACCATCTCCTGCGTGATCTCAGTGCGCTCCTGAAGCGTTTTCTGACGTTCCGAAAGGTAAGCCTGCACCTGAGCATTTCTGAGCAGGCGTGCGGCGTTCACTTCGGCCGCATTACCCTTCGCCGCGTAACCGGCGCGCTTGTACGCTGCCGATGCGTTGAAGTCGATCAGATACTCGTCAACGAAGCGGCGCTGCTTGTCCGTCAGCGCCATGGATTTGTCCTCTTGAGTGATTCATTGCTCTCAGCAGCGCGGGCCGCGAGAAGAATTCACTCGCGCGCCTGCGCTACGGTATCGATCTCCACGTCCCGCAGCGTGACGCGCGCGACGCCAATGCCGTCAGCCTCGATCGACCATTCAACCTTCGTGACGCGACCCATATCCATCGGCGTGCCGTCGGCGTTGAATACCTTCGTGCCGAGTGGCGTCCCGTCGCTGACGATGCGAACGCGCTTGGTCGCGTCCGGCGCCCTTGGCTTCATGCGCTCGGATAGCTCGTATCGGTCGGTCATGTGTATGCGGGGATGCGTTGATGGTTGCCAGCCGCCCAGCGCCGCTTGAAACCGGCATTGCGCCGGGAAAGGAGGTGGGCAGTACCCTGTCGGCTGGCTGCCGCGGTTGTCCGCACTCACGGCTTGCGGTATGACAGCAAAAACAAAGAGGCGCCTAGCTTTTCCCCAGCATCGACAGAGGAGGCGCAAACTGGCTAACCGTCTTACCGGACTCGTTCATCACCCATACGTCGCCGGTCAGTTCCATCGTTTCAACGTTGCTGCCCCGATGAATCGTCATGATTGCCCTGTCGCCCTCAATATTGAAATCGAAGCGGTCAGCGCAGATGGTCGTCTGCCGGTCGCTGGCGCTGGTGTGGTCTTCTACACCGGTGTAAATCACTTTCGCGTAAAGCATCGCTGCTCTCCTGAAACCCCGTAACGTGGGCGAGACGGCCTGATATACAGGCTTCGAGAAAGCAAATAAAAATGCCCGCACGCGGCGGGCGAATCCAGCGCGAGGGACGCCGGAGGAGACACGGTGGTTGCAGGAGCTGGATTCGAACCAGCGACCTTCAGGTTATGAGCCTGACGAGCTGCCGACTGCTCTATCCTGCAACGAGGAAATCTGTTCTGTGAGCGCGACGCGTAAGCGTCTGATCGCTTCTTTCTGCATCTGGCTGATGCGGCTGGCTGTTACGCCAAGCTCGGCTGCGATGTCCTCGCCACGGCGCTCGTGCACATAGCGGGCGAGCAGCACATGCCGGTACCGGGGCGGCAGTTCATTGATGGCAGCGCCGAGCCGTCGCGCAGCCTCGCTCGACATGGCACCTTCCAGCGGGTTGCTGGACTCCACCGCGCCCTGCACCAGATAGATCTCGTCGACCGACACCCGGTCTTCGGCATCTTCGTCTGGCGCCGCTGCGGGCGTGGCCACGTGTGCAGCGTGGCGGGCAGAGAAGTACATCTCCAGCGACACGCCTGCCTCGGCAGCCAGCTCGGCATCTGTTAAACGCCGGCCGTGCAGGTCGGTCAGCCGCGCGTCGGCCTTCGCAATCGCACGCAATACGCGGCGCGCATGACGCGAGCAACTATCGGAGCGGCGCAGGCCGTCCATCATCGCGCCACGCATGCGCTGTTCTACATAGCCGTGGCGCTGGCGCTCGTCACATTCGGTGAATTGCATCTCCAGCAGCGCGACGAAGCCGTCTTGCGCGAGGTCATCGCGATCGACGATGCCGTTCGTGGAGTTGGATACCGATGCCGCAATGCGGCGCACTGCTACCTCATGCAGTCGAACTGTCTGCAAAGGCGTCATGGTGCGCTCCAGCGCGAAGAGGGTGCCGTCCGGGTTTGCTCTGCGCAGCCGACCTGCGCGTGACGGCATCTGGAAATCAGTGGTGCGTGCCGAACATTGCTTGCGCGGCTTCGGCGGGCGTGAGGCCAGAGATGTAATAGCCGTGCATTTGCTCGTATGCGCCGAGAGTTGGGCGCCACGGTGGCGCCACGTAGCCGGCGACGACCGCCTCGTCGAACGCAACGCGGGTCCATTCCGTCAG